CTAACCCCTCTGACAAACTTAGATGTACCATATGCTTTGCATCGATACAAATTTCGTTTTCTTCATTCTGCCAACGGTTGCCACTAGGTACAGGACCCTTGCCTGTCATGTTAGTTGTACCAGCACCAGGATAACCTGCGCCTGTTGGTCCAGTGCCTGTTGTATCAAACGGTGTTGTTGCAACCATGTCTTTAAAATTTACATTAAAATCTTTGATTACGTACTGTTCCGGCATCTTGCCTTCTGATTCGTTTACAATAATTTTAGTTACATTACCCGGATCAACATGAAACCACTTTTGTGTTTCCGGATCACGCACAAAGAATTGATCGCCATACTTAAATGCATTTCTAAATAATCTAAACATACGTGTTTCAAAGTTTTGTATTTTACTCCACTGTTGTAGATACTGTGATATAATTGTTACTTCTGAGTTAGTTGCTCTTTGTTTAAAGTCAATTTTAAAATGCGTATTGTTTTGTTCGTTAAGTTGTGTACAAAATTCTGCAAGAATATCTAGTGCAGCATTAACTTCTGAATCTTGATCCATTGTGTTGTACTGACCGTAACGTTCAACACGATTAGGTGTACCAACATATACATCAGGCAAATAACTTGAATAGTTTGATCTAGCAGGACCAGGCATACTATTACTGCCGCCAGTAGTAGAAAAGGGAGAATAACTTCCGCTTGGATTGTTGCTAGTAGCAACAGGTGTAAAGTATTTTTTCCAACTCATTTATCTTCCTGACCTTCCGGCGTTTCGGCCTCTACTTGTGCTTGTAGGATTAGCCGATACATCTGACGGTAGGCCTCCTGTATTTTTTGCTATCTGCTTAGAATATTTTTCTTGATTTTCAGCAGTATTAAGAAAGCTTTCCAACACTGTATTTAAGTTTTGATTAGCTTTTTCAGATTCAGTCCTGAACGCTTCCATATCTTGTAAATTTTTCATTTGTAAATTATCAACAGTTTGTTTTTGCTCTTCAGTCTTTTCAATATAATCAGCTAGTTGTTTTTTATATTCTTTCATAGCTTCTTTGTAATTTTGTTCTTCTTTGCGTTCTTTTTGCCACCAGCTATCAAATTCTTCACGCAATGGTTCTATAGGTTTAACTGGTTCAGGGATCGGTTGTGCTTGATTTTCATCAGCTAAGATTGCATTAGCACCTGCTTCTCCTACATACTCGCCTGTTTTATATCCTAGCATACTACCGCCGATCATTCCTAAGCCAGCACCAATCGGTATTGAAGCTCCAAGAGTAAATGGTGCTAAAAATGCGCCCAACCAAGCACCGGCAGCGGCGCCTGCTGTAGCGCCGCCGTATGCGCCTGCTGTACCACTAACTGCACCAGCAGTTTCAACTTTTTTATCTCTTTCTGTTAGATCTTCATTACTTAAAATATCTAATAAATCCGCACCTAAGAATAACAACGAAAGGATACCTGCGCCTTTGCCACCGCCGCCCTTGGGTTTATTGTTTAGGGTTTCTCTTTCTAACTTGTTTTTACGAGCTTGTTCTGCAGTACCCTTCAACGGATTACCATTTTTATCTAACATTTGATTTGGGTTAATAGGCTTTGGAGGTTTCAGTCCTTCCCATAATCCCTTAGCACCTTTAGTCATTGCTCCTGTTACACTTTTTAGAAGAAACAAACTTGCAATGCCTGAAACTAAAGGTGCTGCTATAACTCCGCCTGCAATAAATAATCCTGCTGCTGCTACTCCAACTTTTTCTATAAAGGTCATTTGACCCCATATAGATGATATGCCCTCAGTAATTGATGTCATTATTGTTGAACCCAACGGTGCAAGCGATTTCATCATACCATCTAAAAGGCCGCCTTGCCTTTGCATATCAACTTCAAGATCTCTAGGATCAACGTCAGTCATTGATCCTAAGAAGATATCTTTTATTGTATCTCCTAGGCTTTTGCCTATTCCTGACAATGCATCGTTAATTGCTTGTTTTGGATCTTCTGCAAATGCTTTAAGAAATTCTTGAAAGCTTTCCATTGTTTGTGTTACTGACGGAGTTAATTGATCTAATCCAGTGAAAAGATTTGTAAATATTGTTGACTCTGGACCAAAGAAATCACCAATTGTTTCAAAAGTTTTTTGTACAGTTTCTAAGATTTTAGAATCAATCAATGCATCCATTAACTTAGTTCTTAATGTGTTAAGTGCTTCTTGAAATTTAAGTATCGAATCTTCTCTAGATTGCATTGCTGCTTTTTCTTTTAATTGCGCTGCATATTCTTCTTTCGATAATTTATTTAAATCTTTTGATTCGTTTGTAAATTCTAACATACCTCGAATGCCAGCATCGCCTTCAGCAAGAGCTTGGATAGTAGTTCCATTAGCTGCGGCGAATGCTTCTAATTGTGTTCTAACATCAACAATAAAGTTATTCATCTCACGAGGATCCATATTTTCGATATCTCGCGATTTTTCTCTAAATACACTACTCATTGCAGTTAATCGTTGTGCTAGATCACTTTGAGGTATACCGTCAGCCATATCAAGTAATGCGTCTTTCATTGTGGCGCCGCCGATAGTTAAGTTTGCATTAAACCTCTTTTGTTCATCTTCACTCATAGATGCCATTGCAACTCTTGCACGGTAATCACTTGCTGCTTGCTTCATTTCATCTTTAAGCTGATCTCTACGTTTGCCAGTAATAGCTGATAGGTCAAATAATGTATTAGATAAATCAGCTGCTGACTTTGCTGTAATTTTATCTCGTATTCTGCCCATAGTAAATATGTTACTATTCAATTCAGCTAGATCAACAAGTGTTTCATTTAATTCTGTGCTTGTAAAACCTAACTGAAAAAGTGCTTCTCCTGGGCCTTTTCTAAACTCTTTAGATAATGCAGAAAGATTTCTCATACCTTCTGTAGTTGTAGATCCAAATAGTTTCATACTTTGCGAATTTTCCATCACTAGTTGTCTGAAATCATTCATAGGCATATTTGCTTCAGCAGCCATTTTACTAAAATCATATAAACTTTTACCAGCAGTTCCACCGATTGTACTAAATTCTCTATATGTATCTACAGTGTTATCAATTACTCCAGTCAATGGCGCTAATAATGTTCCAATAAATGGTATTTCGCTTGCAAAATCAGTAAGAGTACTTCCTGTAAACAATAATTGTTCTGATAGTGCTGTAACTCGATTTGTAACCATACCTATTCCAGCACCAGCAAGAGATAATGCAGTTCCAAATTTAGAAGTATTTGATTTTACAGCATCAGTATGTTTATCAAGAGCTTTTCTGTTTTCGTCTACAACTTCTATACCGCCTTGCATAGATGTTGAAAGCTGTTTTGTCTTCTTGTTAACTTCTTTAGGATCAAATCCTTTAGATTTTGCAAGACGTTCCATAGTTTTTAGAAGTGCTGCCAGAGTTTCCTCACTTGCAACACCGTCTTTACCATAATTGGTAATTTCTACTTCTTCTGCCAACCCTAATTCCTATAAACTGCGCACTTAATAAATATAGATATATACTTTACAAAGTATTTATCTGGAGTAAACCATGCCTGAGTTCGATCCCTCGACTTTTATACCGCCTGAAGCACCTAATCCGTTAAAAAAACACTTTAGGCAACCAAAAGTATACATTACATTACCTAGTAAAGGTAATTTTTATCCCGAAGGTAGTTTAAATATGCCAGAGTCAGGTGAAATACCTGTATATTCAATGACTGCGGCAGACGAACTTACTATGAAAACTCCGGATGCACTGCTAAACGGTCAAGCAACAGTTGATGTAATTAAAAGTTGTATACCTTGTATTGAAAATCCATGGCATATGCCTAGTATTGATCTTGATGCAATACTAATTGCTATTCGTATTGCTACATATGGAGAGCAACTTGACTTTCCAGTAGACATTCCAAACACTGAAATAACAAAAGATTATGCAGTTGACCTAAGAATACTACTAAACAAGTTAGTTAGTGTATCGTTTGATAGCGAATGCATAGTACAAGGTATGAAATGTACTGTTAGACCGCTAACATACCAAGAATTTACTAAAAGTAGTTTGAAAACATTCGAAGAACAAAGAATATTTGCTGTTGTTAACGATGACGAAATGTCAGATGAAGATAAACTTGCTAAATTTACAACTAGTTTTAAAAAATTAACTAGTTTAACAATTGATATGATGGCACAATCCGTTACTAGCATAACAACAGACGAAGTTACTGTAACAAACGCTGATCATATACGAGAATTTGTATTAAATGCAGATAAAGATGTTTTTAATGCACTTAAAACACATTTTGATACACAAAAAGAAAAGTTTTCCATCGAACCTATGAAGATTACACCCAGTGACGACGAAAAAGCACAAGGAGCACCGGAACAGTTTGAAGTTCCAATTGCATTTGATCAATCAAATTTTTTCGTATAAAGATTTTACCAATGCCCCTGGCTGACCTTTTAGAATATTCTAAAGAAATCGAAAGTCAAGGTTTAGAATTACGAAACGAAATACTAAAACTTATTTGGTATATGCGTGGTAGTGTAGGTTTAGACGAAGGATTTGCTATGGGCTATCAAGATCGTAAAATGATAAGTGAAATAGTCAAAGAAAATATGAAAACTACTAAAGAAAGCGGATTACCGTTCTTTTAATTACCCTAGTTTACCAAAACGTCCACTTTTATCACGGCTAACACTAACTTTGTCTGGATTTACAATTTTCTCACCAGTTCCTGTTTTTAAACCTTTTGATAATTGTTTAGCAAGAGCTAGTTTTTCTTTGTCAGACAATGCCATAGCAGCTTTTTGTACTGATGTAAGTTTAGGTGATGGGGGTTGTTTGCTTTTAGGTACTGATTTACCAATTGCTGCTTTAACCTTGACCTGAAATATCTTTTTTATACGTGCAGGAGTCATAGGAGCATTAGTATCAATATCACTTACGTCAATTTTTCTCGATTTAAGATAATCAATTACATCATCAGTAGACGCTGTCTTAAATTTAAGTCCTTGCGTACCAAGATGGGCAGCAAAGTTCTGAATCATTTTATCCAAAGTAGCTTTAGCATCTTTTTTACCAGCTTTTTCAGCTCGCTTAATCATTCTTCCTTGTTTAGTTAAAGGAATAAACTCATCAAGTTGTGATTCATTAAGTATATCAGTAAGTTTCATGTAAGTATTTAGTATATCTACTTCGTAGATATAAGTTTTCGCTATCGCTCAAACTATACACTTCGTTTAAGTTAATATTCTTTCTTAAATGAATTTATAATTCATTTTAAATATTCATGTAGATTAATTAGTCAGACGGAACCTCGCAGGGTCCCGTCGTCCTCGAAGATATCTTCATGTGAGTATCATAGCCGAGACATTGGAAATAGGTATTTGACTTTGCTACTGGGCTCTGACCTCTCCCAACCTACGTCGACATCTTACGCTATACCGTATATTCTTAAAATATACGCTACACCGTAATATCCCCCGCTTCGTTCCTAGTGCTAAGGGGTTTTCGTAGCATACAGCCTGTTGGACTTTACCACTCCACCGGCGACGAGCATTACCTCGGCTGGATTTTGGCTTTTAAATAGTGTCCTGATGTGCCTTTAAATTTTCTCTAAGGATGTTTGATCCGCCTACACGCACGTTTATTATACCGTTATAATACTCGTCCGTCTCTAATACTCGCCTGCTAAACTGTTCTCTTGCCTCTAAGTAAGACATTTCGCCTCTGCTTTTACAAAAATATAGTATTTCTCTTGTGAACTTGTCTTTGCCTAATTTTTCTACGTCTGCATTTAGCCTGTCACTGGATCCCCAATAGTCTTTCCAGTCTGATTCTTTTGTTCCGCGTCTTTTATTCTTTTTGCCTTTTAAGGGTGGCTTAGTAGTTTTAAATTTTGCTAGTTTTTTGCCTATGTATTTGCGATCATCTGTTAAATTAGTAATAATGTAAACAAAGCCTTCGTACTCTTGTGGTATTTCTGTAACTTCGTTACCATTATATGTCCAATTCATACAATGTTTATCGATCTTTGTATAGTTTGCCTTTAAATTTGGTTTTATAGTCCTTTTGGTTAAGCCTAATTTCAGTATTTCGTTCTTTTGCTATTGATCTGATATCTCTAAGTGCCTTCTGTACTGCTGAATATGCACGAACGGAGTTTTTCCGTTCCCACCACTCGTTTGCTGCAAAGTATTGCAGATATGCTTGTACTAAATCTTCGTGAAATTTGTCTTCGTTCATTTTATAGCGGATCCTGCTTCTAAACCTAATTCATTGTAGTTGGATAACAAGCCTTCTACTCGGCATGATGTATTATTTTCATAATTCCATGCACTAATAGTTAACAAAGTACCACATACATTTGTAATAGATCCGATTGCAGTATCACAATCGCCGTCAATAACTTTTAACATTGCTCTTTCAGCCATTGCACATTGATATGTTTCTAAATGATTAATTTGCTCCATTAAAAAGTTAATTTCTGCGTCTTTTTTAGTTTGTACAGCAATAACACCTTGCCCAACAGCTGGTACTAGTTCATTTATTGCCATAATTTTGTTTATTTCGTGACCTAAGTTCATTGTATCAAGTCCTGCCATTGCTAAAATTGTAGCATCGTACTCATTGTCGCGAACTTTTTGTATTCTTGTGTCAATATTACCTCGTATTGGAAGTATTTCACTGTTGGGAAACATTTTTGCAAGTTGTAATTTACGTCTAGGACTACTTGTGCCTATTTTACAACCATCAACTAAGTTTCCGATAACAGCATCACGTGGATCGTGACGTTTCATAACAGCAAATATGTCTGTATCGTCGTGTAGATCCTTGGGAAGGTCTTTAAAACTATGTACAGCAATATCAATGTTGCCGTCTAATAATTGTTGTTCAATTTTAGTAACAAATACACCTTTACCACCGATTTCAGCAATGTTCTTTTTGGCATATATGTCACCATCTGTTTTAATTACTACAACTTCAACGTTATAGTCGCCTACAGAGTTAATTTTACGTTTAACAATGTCTGCATATGCTAATGCAAGTTTACTACCTCTAACTCCGAGTTTAATTTTCATTCTACTATTTCCAAATCGTTTGCATATGACGTAAAGCCGTTTTCTTTAACAACTTTTAATACATTGTTTACCCTGCCAACTAGCTCATCTTTGTGAGATATGAGGAAGATGTTCTTGTTACGTTCTCTAGTCATCTTTTTAAGTACGCCTATTGAGTTTTCAACGCCTGCACTGTCCATTCCTGAATCAATAAGCTCATCAATAAACAACAAATTAATGTTTTGATATAGGCTTTCCCAAACATCACGAAATGCAAACGATAAACCTAGTATAAGTCTGTTTCGTTCGCCTCTTGATAAGTTGTCAAAGTCTAAATCTTGTCCTAGTTGTGTAATTTCAACATTTAAATCGTTTTGGAATTGTACCTGATGTGGTAATCCGAGTGTATCTAAATAATATGTTAATCTATTGTTAAGATATGCTAGATTCTGATCGATAATTTTCTTACGTATAAACGAATCTTTATTTGTAAGTAGCTTTTGTAAGAACTCTTGATGTTCTTTAAACTCTGTAAGATCGTTTATAATGCTCCAGTCAAGATCTTGTAGTGCAGTACTTTTTAGTTCGTTAATTTGTACTTCATACGGATCAATTTCTGCTTGTTTGTTTACTAATGCATTTTGTAAGTTCTCAACATTGCTTCTATGTTCGTATGCTTCTTTAGCAGCATCGTAAAAGGTAGTCGGTTTACCATTGATATCACCGATTATATCTAAATCAACAGCAACATCTGTTACTTTGTTAGTAATTTCTTTTTGATACGCTAATGCATCTTCTAATTCTTTAGATTTACGCTCTGCAATCTCAGCTTTTTTATCTGCATGTAGTTCTTGACCACATGTATAACACATTGCATCTTCTAATTCTTCAATATCTTTTTTTGCTTTTTCTACACTCTTGTCAGCACGTATTAGTGCAGGCTCTAGTGTGCTTAATTCTTTTCTAAGAGCCAAAATAGAATTATTATGCTCTGTCCAGTTTGATAATTTTTCGTGTGCATCTAATTCAGCTTCGATGTCTAATTTTTCTAATTCTTCGATTGCAGATTTAAGTTTTTCTTCGTCAGAACTGCGTTTTGCAACCCATGCACGTTGATTTTTACCTAAACTATCAATTGTAGTTTGTATTTTTTGATTAGCACTTTCGATTGCTTGTATTTTAAATGTTTCTTCTGTAATTGCTTGCTTAGTAACCTTTACTTGTTCTTTAAGTGACTCTGCTTTTTCACTTAAAATTGTAATACCTAACAATTGTTCGATAATTGCACGTTGGTCATTAGCTCGCATACTTAAGAATGGTTCAGAATATGTATTAAGTGCAACAATATGCTTAAACATATCGTGACTCATACCTAATAGTTCTGAAATAGCTTCTTGTGTTTTGCGACTATCACCTTGTGATTCATCTTCTGCTTCTTGTTCAGTATTATTGACATAAAACTTAAGAATATTAGGAGAACGTCCACGTTCGATCCTGTACTCTGTATTGTTTTTGTCAAAGGATAGCGTGACCAACATTCCCTTACTATTAGTTTTGTTAATAAGGTTGTTTTTCTTAATGTTGGTCAGTGCCTGGCCGTACAAAGCGTATGACAATGCATTAATGATTGTTGTTTTACCTGTACCGTTACGGGAACCCGAATCGTCACCTCCTTGATCTAAGTTTTCGCCAAGCACGAGTG